GAAAAATTATATTATTCGGATATGTATTATAATCCATTTAAATGTATTAAAAGAATGTTTGCATATGGGCGTACTAATAAAAAAGAACATCAGCGCTTATTAGAAATATTATTACCTTTTATTAGTTCAAATACTAGCCAAATGTATCAGATAAAATCTGAATTAGATACCATTGTTTTATTATTAGATAAATTTCAGAATCCAAGTCCAATAACAATTCAAAATCAAATAGATTTCACTAAAGAAAGATTATCTACAATAATTGAATTTAGACCAGAAGTAATTGAAATTTTTAATTCATTAATAAATGATTTTGAAAATGCTTCGACAAAATATCGTAAAATAGATATATTAAAAGATATTATGAAAATTTTATCTGCTCATATTAATTTTGAAACAATTACGTTTATGAATAGAGCTGGTATTAATCCTCCATCAAAAATAATTGATTTTTATATGGACAGAGTCTACAAAGAGAAAATAAGAACACCTATAGAAGATCCACATGCGGCAATTGATGATCTTTTAAATCAAATCTAAATATAAGAGATGGATAAGATATCATTTTATAAGGATATGATTAAGATTGTTGAAAACACATCACCAAACAAATTACCAAATCGACTAATATATTTAACATGGATGACTCAACAATTAAGTTATTTGTATAGATTGCAAGAAATGCATCAAGGAAATCCTAAAAATAAAATAACAATAACTGGTCCAGTTGTATTAGATTTAAATTCTTAAATATTGATTAATAATTAATTAATATTTATGCATTCTTTGTTTTAGATCTCTTCGGTGCATTGCTCTTCCACCAACCAGAACACCTTCACCTTCACCAGCCATTACACCAGCCATTACACCTTCACCACGTCCATAATGACGTCTACCACCAACTAAAACACCTTCTCCTTCGCCTTCCCCATATCCATATTTTTGAGCTAATAGACCTAATGGAGCTGTTGCAAGTCTAGCTTCTGGAATAACTCTTCCAACGGCACTTAATCCTCTACTAACTAATTTATGTTGTTTAATAAAATCGTGGATCTTTTGGCCAAAGTTTTTCAATCCCGAGAAAAAGTCACCGCCGTTAATATCTTGAGCATCTTGATAATCGACTCCGGGTTTACCAACAGCATCTAAAATATCCTTACTAGTAATAACACCAATAGATTGAGTTGCTCTATTAAGTGATTCTACTTCGAATACTCCTTCACTTACAGTAACTATAAATAATGTAGCAGTTATTGAACTCTGTGCCATATTCCTACAGTTAACAAATATTTGAAGAGTAGATGCAGATAATTTACCAGGAGCATCTAATACATCTTGAAGAGCGATATCTGTTCCGAATTCTAAGCATAATACTGAACCAACAGTACCTTGATAAACTGGGCCAGTTGGACCTGTAATTCCCCATGGAGCAGGACTAATAACTGGACCACCGGACCATTGAGCCCATGAATCTTGACAGTGATTTTTAACTGACATATCATAAAGCTGAATCATGTTAGCTGAATTCAATAAACCAGATTGATTTTGGAATTGTACATTAACGCTCTGAATCTGGAAAAATGTATCTGTATTACTACAACTAGAATAAAAATCTTGGTTCTGTTGTCGGACATAAACATAGATACGTCTTGGAATTGAGCTTAATTGGATGTTATTACTAGGTATCTGTTGAATATCTGTACCTGATCCATAAGCTCCAAATGTTGGTCCATTAGTTTGGTATTCCTGGACATCGAATAATGGATATGGGATAGATGTCATTGGTCCAACAATTTGTTGTTGATTAGGAGTAATATATTCGAATAACATAACTGGAGAGTTACCTGTAGTACTTGAAAATGAGGTTGGCCCACCATTTAATCCACCAATTGTAAATGATGTTCCTGTTATAGTTCCTCCAGGTGAACTTGCATCATGTGACCAGAATCGGTTACCGTTAGCTCCACTTAAAAAGTTAAATGTGAAATCCATAGTAGTAACATTATAAAAGCCACCAGCTTGATGTTTTCCCCAGATAAATGGACTAATGAATAGATTTTCACAAAACATAATATCAACAACAGCAACACCAGAACCAGGTGCATTAGAAATAATATTAAATGAAGGAAATCCAGCGTTTCCGGTCATAGATTGATCCTGAGCATCGCCATATAGACCTAATGAATTTCTACTTGTTCCAAATCCAGATGAATATTCTTGATATTGGTCTTGTGTTGTTGGAGTAGTCGAATAATCCTGCATTTTTACTTCTTCGCGTGTATTATAATGAAGTAAAGCTGAAATGATATCAGCCATATTCATACTAACAGTTTGATTATTAATTGTAATAATAACTGTCTGTAACGATTTCATTAATCCAAATGCTCTTGGTCCATCGCGACCAGGTTGTAATAATGCTTGACCAGTAACACCAGGACCAGTTAAAGTTAATCGAATTGGTACTAATAATTTAACCTTTCTATCAACTATAATCGAACCAGAAGGTGGAGGACATGAAAAAGATAATGATGAATTAGAAATAGATGTAGTTGTATATTGTTTGAAGTTAACCGATTGACCGCCTTTTAAAATAGCATAATCCCGCTGATTTGTAATAATCGTACGAGGATCATATACTGCTACAGTATTTAATTTTTCAGGATAATTCAATGACATTTATATTTTATAGTAAGATAATAAATTATAAATATCTCTTAGATTAAAAACTTTGTCCTTCGACTTTCTCTCGGAAATTTTTATACAGATTCTTTCGAAAGAAACCTATCTTTATACTAACTGTTTGTTCTGGAGTTAATTGAATAGGATACAAATTTTCATTTTTATCTTGCCAGAATACTTGTATATCTATTTTTTGTAAAGGCAAATCGGACATGAGATCTACTAATTTATACTGAGCGGATGGATTATAAAATGCTATTGATCGGGAATCTCCAGCTAAATCTATATTTGGAACAAAATCAGCGAATATCGGAAGTCCAGATGCTAAACCAGGATTAGACGGATTTGCTGATGGAATACCTTCTTGTCTAATTGGCATCGTATTAGATACAAGGACAATCTTTCTTAGACTTACCCATAATGGATATACATTATATTCTCCAGTTATTTGCCAATAATCAGTAGATACAACTGGACCAGTTAATCCCGTTGGAGGAGCATATGGAGATGCTGGTGGTGGAGTAATACCGAGTGGATAATATGGAGTGACTGCTGATAATATTGGTTGTAGACTTGCACCAGTATATCCTTGATTTCTATTTAATAAGAAAGATAAATCTCTTCCATTTGGTTGATTTGTACCATGGAAAAAATATTCGAATGCAGGCATAAATTCTTCTAACATTAAATTTAAATATAATTCAGGGATAGTAGATAATGGACTAACAACTCTAACAAAACAATCAGGAACAACCAATTGCAATGTTCCAGAATAATTATAAACAAAATATGGAGGAATATATGAAGGAAATACAGCAGATAATCCACTCAAAAGCCATACTTCTGCATATCCATAATTTATCATATCAATAAATTGTTCAAACGTATTGACATAATAATAAGGAGTAATGACTTGTTCCGGTTGATTTTGCACAGGAGTATATTGAAGTGGACTATCACTTCGATTAAAATATATTAAATTAACCGAATAATTTACTCCTAAATAAGTAATACCAACAATAAATGGAGTTAAATTAATATTCGGTTGATTCGGAATAATAGGCATTACCATTATTGGAACTGCATTTAATGGAATTGCGAATCTCAATACTGATGCGTAATAATCAGAAGCTTTATCTAATATTGGAATATCTCGTGTTACATCATAATTAATACTTTCAGTATTTTCATTATTAGCTACATATAATGGTCCAGTTGCTCCTGTTGTAATTGTATAAGTTATTTCTGAATGATTTTGGATTACATTGTAATAGACATTATCAGTTTCATGCGTGTTAATATCTTTAATATGAAATGTTCTATACATCAATATATTATTTAGTTAGATTAAAATTAATTAAATTAATATCCAAGATGCATTACCTGCATTTATTCCATTGGCACCAGAAAAATAATTACCAGCGGATCCAGTTAATGGATATATTGACATTGATCCATTAGTAGCTATTGTAAAACTACCTACTACATTTGTTGAAGTGTTATTTCTTACTCCTGAAAGGAGCACTATTGAAAATGAACTCAAAAATCTAGCTGGTATACTTCCAGCAGCTGCATTATATGCATTAGTTCCACTAGTTGTTCCAGATGTAACTGCTTGAAATCTAATATGCACAATTTTTCCGATTCTTATTAATGATGTTGGTAAAGTAACACTAGCTGCTCCAGTTAAACTAATGTTAAAAGGACCATATTCTTCATAATAATCTAGGAAAGCTGGAACATATGATGCAATATTATTATAGAAAACTATTCCTCCAGTAGCTCCTGTATTTCCTAAAGATAATGTTGTAGTTGAATCATTCCAAGTTAAATTAGAACTAGATGTAAGAACATTAGAAATAGATCCAAAAGCAATTTGCTGATTAGTTAAAGAACTAATTGGACCAGTTGGACCTTGTATTCCATTAGCACCTGTAGGACCAGTTGGACCTTGTATTCCATTAGCACCTGTAGGACCAGTTGGACCTTGTATTCCATTAGCACCTGTAGGACCAGTTGGACCTTGTATTCCATCGGGTCCTGTATCACCTTGTATTCCATCTGCTCCGGTTGGACCTTGTATTCCATCGGGTCCTGTATTACCTTGTATTCCATCTGCTCCGGTTGGACCTTGTATTCCATCTTCTCCGGTTGGACCTTGTATTCCATCGGGTCCTGTATCACCTTGTATTCCATCGGGTCCTGTATCACCTTGTATTCCATCGGGTCCTGTATCACCTTGTATTCCATCGGGTCCTGTATCACCTTGAATTCCGTTAGCTCCAGTTGGACCTTGTGAACCAGTATCTCCCTGAGGTCCTCCATGTGGTCCCGTATTACCTTGAGGACCAGTTGGACCGATTGGTCCTCCGCTTGGACCTGTTACTCCTTGTTCTCCAGTTGGACCGATCGGACCTGTTAATCCTTGTGAGCCAGTAATTCCTGGTGGAGGATATGGTTGATGATTGATTGTTATTACTTCCAGATCGGAACAATACAAAGTCTGAAAATTTGGAAATAATATATTAGATAGAGACATTTATATTATTAGTTAAGACAAATAATATAAATTAATTACTGATCTGAAAGCAATATGTACCACTCTCCCATCCACAATTACCGGTAGCAGCAAAAGCACCACCACCTGCTAAATTATAATACATGGTTAAATATCCACTAACGTTATCAATAAACATCTGTCCAGGTGAATCAATACTATTATTTATAACAGTAATTGGAATATATGTTTGTGCTTGAATAGATGGATTAGAAAGAAATGGAGCTACTATGGCCCTTGAATTAGTACTAAAGTAAGTAGATGATGTAGCAGGTGCAAAATTACCTAATATATTAATAAATCCCATATTCCCTATTCTAGTTAATTGTATCTGTATAGGTAATGTTGAAGCTGATGGGGTAACAGTGAATGTTAAATTCTGTATATTTTGAACTGTGTAACAATTAAATACGGCTGGTGTATAACTAGCTAAATTATTAAGCATAACAATACCACAATCAGGAGCCGTATTATTTCCTATGAATAATTGTGAGCTTGGTTGATACCAAAGTAAATTAGGATCGGATGTTATTGCACCAAAATTGGTACCATATAATACTTGCCCACCTGCTATACTTCCGGTAACACCAACTGGAGGATAAGGTAATCCATTTATAGTTTTAACTTCTAAATCAGAACAATACAAAGTATCTGAATTTGGAACTAGTATATTTGAAAGGGACATTTATATTATATAATTAGATTTTTAATTAACTAATTAATGTAGAATAAGACATTGACATTGTTAAAAATATTAATTGTCCACCATCACCAATAATTGTAGTTGATGGAGTTAAACTACCATTTATTTGTATGCTACCATCTGTTCCTAATTCTAAACATACTGGATAATAATTACCTAAATTATTAATAAATACATTAGCTATAGCATAAATAGGAATTAATGGTCTTTCAGTTGGATTTAAATTTATTGTTGATGATATGAGAGAAGTATTACCATTCTGAGTAGTAGTATTTATACCTGATATCGTTAGTGTAACAGTATTATTAATATTCGATACAATTATATTACCAGCTATAGCTCCATTCCATGGACCACTCCATAATTGATTAATTGTATATGTATTAGTTAAAATTATATTACCACAGTATAAAATATCTGGATTTGGTACTAGTATATTAGATAGAGACATTTATATTATTTAATTAGATAATATTCTGGAGGAACTACTACTGTATACGCCATTGGAGTAACATATTCTACACTAGCCTAAGTTAAGATGGTTAGATTATCCTATTTTTTAACTACTGGTCTAAGTTAAGATGGTTAGCTTATCTTATTTTTTAACTACTGGTCTAAGTTAAGATGGTTAGATTATCATATTTGTCTAAGTTAAGCTAAATCCAGAGGATAAAATCCAGAGGATAAAAATAGGATAAGCTAACCATCTTAACTTAGATACCTATGTTAAGCAAGCTTTGTTCTGAGGACTTAAATAATTATCCGATATATAAGTATAATAGTGGGTGAATAAATATTGTTTTGTCTCGGAACTCATGCTTGTATATTATATGCATTAGATGAAAATCTAATGCATATAATAATTAAATTAAAAATATTACCTATAGAATATCAATGGAGTTAATTGATAAATATAATGGTTTAGGCTCAATGTTAAATGATCTTAATTTTGAAGAATTAGGAAACATTTGCGGTATTGATTTCGAAGATCTTAATTATAATATTTTACATGACCGTGTATTTGATTTATATGATATATTTGAAGATAAACTGAGAAATGGCGACGAAGAAGAAAAACTAAATGCTAAATATAGTATTGCTTTTTTAATTGTCTTATTTAGTGTTAATAGTCAGAAGCAAGATGTCGGAGGAATCTGAAGATAAATTGGCTACTGGATTTGATAGAGGTGTTAATTATTCAGATATGAAAACTAAATTCATTAATGATTATGAGAAGATTAATACTGATATTAGTTTATTAAAAGAAGGTAAGAATTATGATTCAGAGAAGAAGAGATTATTTAACAAATCCATTTATGTGTTAATTAGCATGATCCAATTACGAAATGGTAGTAGGATATCTGAAGCATGCAATGCATTTAGTATATTCTTAGCAAAAGGAACAGCTGAGAAGGTTATTGTTAAATTAGCTAAATCTAAAACTAAAAAAAAAGATAGAGTAACTGGAAAGGAATATTATACTAAGACTAGATTCAGAAAGATTCTATTTCCTACTAATTGGATTGAATTGAAGCATGTTGATGAATTAAAGGAATATCTTTCCGATATAAAGAATTTAAAGATTCGCATCATTGGTTATCTGCAAAGAAATTTTGAATGCAATTCACATTCGCTCCGATATGCATTTATTAATCATATGCTTTATCATGAGAAGAAAGAGATGGCGGTTGTTGCTAAATTTGTTGGTCATTCTGATTTGAATCAATTAGTTAGGTATACTCAGAATAAGGAAACTGAAAAATTATTTGATGTTGATATTTAAATATAATTGTCTAAATAGGCATTTATATTTAATACTGTCCAGTTCTCGCAATCAATGTTTTAGATTTAGCAATTCGCTTTACTGTATCATAATGCTCTACAGCGGTCTTATGCTTTTGAGTTTTTACATGATGGGATTTATTTTTAGTTGTATATACACCATTACATATATTACATCTAATTTTTCCAGTACTATTTGCTATTTGCTCCTCTTGATTTTTTAAAACTAATAATTGTTTTAAAGATGCAATTAGATTCTCTATTTGATCTATGGTCATGTTGTTGTACTCCATTCTTACATTGAAGTGATATTTTTTATACGGCTAGTGGAAATCAATAATACGGAAAAATTTCATGCAAAATTATTATCTTTATAGATAATATAAATGTTCTCATTTGATGAAGGTATACCAATTGCAGAAATTTTCGATGACGAAGGCTCAGATGATGGAGAAATATTACATGTAGCTGAAGCTGATTATGATTCTGATAGTAATTCTGAGCCAGATGAATACGAATTAGCTGGTAGAGGATTTATGGAGCCGGTTATGGATCCATCACAGCGATCAATTAGCTATATAGCTGGACCAAGTGGATCAGGAAAGTCAACAACAGCAAGTAAACTGACTAGAAGTTGGATGAAGCAGTTTCCAAGGAAAGATGTGTATTTCATATCTAGGACTTCTTATAAAGATGATCCCGTCTGGGCTGATTTAAAATTGAATCAAATTATGGCAGATGAATCATTGATTGAAGACCCAATTGATATTACTACTGAGATTCATGATAAGACATTAATTATATTTGATGATGTAACAACAATCCAAAACGATAAGATTCGAAAATCAGTTGAAAAAATGATTGCTGATATATTAGAAGTTGGACGTAAATTAAATATTTGGATTATTATTACATCGCATTTGATTATCGGTAATGATAAGAAGTTGGCTAGAACTATTCTTAATGAAATGCAATCACTATACGTATTTCCTAAATCTGGTTCTTCACAACAGATCCGGTATGCATTAAAACAATATTTTGGATTGAGCAACAAACAGATTGACCGGATATTAAAAATTAAATCAAGATGGATTAAGATCCAGAAGACCTGTCCACAATATGTGATGTATGACCACGGTGCTTATTTCTTATAGGCATATCCTGCTTAACTTAGCTTTTGGACGTTTGAAAAAACTATAAAAAACCGTAAGAAACTATAAGAAAAATATGCCAGATTATTCTCAAGGAAAAATCTACAAAATTGTATCGAGCAAGACTAATAAGATATATATTGGAAGTACTGCAGTAAAATATTTAAGTCAACGGATGGTTGAGCATAGATCGCATTATAAACAATGGAATAAAGGAACAAGACCATATACGACTAGTTATGAAGTCGTTAAATATCCGGATGCTAAAATTATTTTAATCGAAAATTGGAGATGTTCTTCAAAAGATTCTTTATTTGCAAGAGAACAAGAATGGATCGATTATGAAAAAAATAGTTGCAATAAAAATAATTCTAAACCACCAAATCGATGTGATTGGTGCAATTATGAACCTGAATATAGTCCAAGTGATATGCATAGACATAACCGAACACATAAACATAAAGCTAATAAGAAATACTGGAACGAATTTATTGACAGCCTCAAATAATTTATATTTATTAATAATATATATAAATGTTAAAGCGATTAGAAGCAATTGCACTTTCAAATAAAGATATCATGAAGCTATTAGATAATAAAGCTGAAATAGTATTGTATCCAAATCTGCATAAATATCAAAATATTGATCAAGTACTTGGACCAAATGAAGCCGCAGTTATTCTATTCGAATTTAAACCGGAATATGGTCATTGGTGCTGTGTATGGAAGCTAGATAAACAAACATTAAGCTTTTTTAATCCATATGGAGGGTATCCAGACGATTCATTATTATTTATTGATGGAAGTTTTCGCGACAAGACGAATCAGGAATATCCATATCTATCTGAATTATTTCTAAGATCCCCTTACAAGCTCACATACAATGAGTACCAATACCAAAAACATAACAAAGATATCCGCACATGTGGCCGGCACTGTGTTGTTAGATTATATTGTAGGAATCTTTCCGATAAACAGTATCACGAGTTTATTACTAGTGAGATGAAAAAATATAAAATTAATGCGGATCAGCTGGT